TACTATATGTTATATTGTCTATTGTGGATACAATTACAACTGGTTTTCTCATTTACCGCTACCATCTGTCGTTCATGATAATAGCTTCTGTCCTGTACTGTTTGATAATACTCAAATTGACACTGAAATTCTCACTCTGGTTAAGAACATCAGACAATATGATACTGAAATCGGCGCTGGTAACCTTGTCAATACCGCTCTCCTGGCTACTGCTAAGTTGCGCTTATCTCTATTGCGCGCTGACTATAAAGTTAAGTTCCGACCCAACCTGGAAGAAATGTCTACTAATGATTATGTTGAATTTAGCTATATTCATTACGCCAATCCTACTCTTCATTACTGCGTCTTATATATATCTCGCCTTGCAAGTTGTGCGCCTGGTCTTCATTTCATTACACCTTTTATTCAAGAGCTGCTTCGGTCCGCAATACCCGTACTTTATCTTAATATCCTTCTTCGAATTCTTGAAATGTTTGTTGGTGCTCTTGAAGCCATTCTCGTTCATGTACAAAAAGTCCTTGTTGATGCTTTCAAACTTAAAGAAGGTCCCGAAACTGTTACCACACATGTACATCGACCCACCGTTGATCACGCGACTATCTCGTTGTTTGGCTACTTGGAAGAAACTTATCGTACGTATCGTCTCCACTTGTCGCATAAACCGTGCCCGTCAGAACGTTCATTCTACTTCGCGCAAGCTGTTCTTCCCAAAATTATCAAACACCTCACGTCCCGCGAATATTATTCATACACCTCTAGCACCCTGGTACCATCAGCCACTGCCGTTATCTACTTATTCCTTAATTCAACTCATAGAGCTCTGCCATTCATGGATATTAGTAACCAATTGCAAGATCAAGACGATACTGTCAAGGAAATCAAAGCGTTCCTTGTCAGAGAACTAGCTGATGAAGTAATCAATGCATTAAGAGCTTGGAAAACACCGAAATGCACCGCACCAGAAATAACTGAAGCGGTTGATAAAGTGATCTTACCACTGATAGTTATCGGAATGGTACGAATTAATTTAACAAAATATGTTATATCCAAGCTGGATTTTCAAGAGTCCTTGGAAGATTTATCCGTCGTAGACCCTATGTCTACGCCCTTCAATTAACCGATGTTCTAGGTCCTAAGGGTAGCACTCAATTCACTCCTACTCGAGTCACCGCGGTCCCATTTAAATGGGAAGGAGTTGACTTTGCTAAAACACCCTATGGACGACAACTAGTGCCCGGCGTGGTTCAAGGTTCAGTGCCTTGTTCCGACCCCAGGGACCCGGTGATGATCAAAGAATCATTTTCTTATCGGATAAATCCTTTGTTACCCAAGGTACAAGACAACGTCTATGCAGAACTTTTATTATTCGTTCAACAACATTTAAAAACACTTACTATGATTGATAATGACTTAAATATAAAAGTATTACCAAAAATAGAAGATGTAAGACAATTTACTATTAACTGGCTCAATTCTGTCAGCCACTATTCTAAAACATTCAAAAACCATCTATTAATTTGTTTTGATAAAATTTATTATGATAACACATTTCATTTAGGACCCAAAAAATTTATATGTAACACATTTCCAAAAGCAGAATTTTTTGAAGAACCCAAACGAGCGAGATTGATCAACTCGCGAAGTGATTATTTCAAAGTTGCCGTCGGGGCGTTTATCCAGGCAATTGAACATGAAATATATAAATTACACAACTTTGTGAAAGGTACACCCATAAATCAAATACCTTCAAAATTAAACAACCTAGATAAATATAAATATAAAATAGAAACTGATTACTCATCTTTTGAATCATGTTTCTCACCTCAATATACAGCCTGTGTCGAAC